AATGCGCTGTCGGAATAAATTCACATGGTCCCGAGTGGGACCAATTGGCAAAGCATGTTACCAAATATGGTAAAGATTGCATATTAGCGGGTGATTACAAGGCATACGATACTCGAATGTCGTCTCAACTTACTTTAGCTACATATAATATGTATGTTAAGATTGCTGAGGCTTCTGGCAATTACACTCAAGATGATATAATAATTATGAAGGGTGCGATTACTGATTCTTGTTATCCTTTCATTTCTTTTAACGGAGATTTGATTTCTTTGCATGATTTACACATTTCCGGCACACCTATTACGGCTGTAGCCGGTAGTGGTGCTAATTCGTTAATTCAAAGATGTGCCTATTATACCGTCACAAAACAAGAAAACAAGAAGTTGGAAAAATTTCGTGATATTGCTTCTATTCAAACTTTCGGAGACGACACTGAAGGCAGTGTTGCAGAGAGAGCAGAACATTTCAATTTTATTTCACTTCAGAATTTTCTAGCCGAATCTGGTATAGAGTTTACCATGCCTGACAAAAAGTCAGCTCCCAAAAAGTTTTTACACATTGATGAAACGGATTTTCTTAAAAGGAGAAACGTTTATTGTGAAGAATTAGATCAAATTATGGGTGCATTGGATAAACAATCTATTTTCAAGTCATTGCACTGCGTTTTAAAGAGTAAACACGTTACTACTTTACAACAAGCGCAAATGAACATTGATGGAGCTATCAGAGAAATCTTTTTACATGGTAGAGATGAGTACGAAACTCTTCGAGCCCAATTGAAAGAAGTAGCTACCAGAAACGATGTGCACGGTTGCCTTATGTTAGATGTTTCATATGATGAACATATGCAAAACTATAAGGAAAAGTACTATGGAGCAGAACCTGAAACAAAAGAAGTCGGAGAAATTTTCGATTTCACTTTTCAATCCGGAACCGAACGTTACTTCTCTCCTAAAGATTATTCCCGTTCACGTTATGTGGCCAAGAGAGCCGCACAACGGGATTTCGATAGGAAGAAAGGTTGTGTTTTTGAGTATGAGGATGAAACAGTTAGAGTTGTACGCAGGCATCATGCTTCTAACACCATAAGAGGTGTTGAGGAACTTCCCAGTTTTTTCGCTATGAAGAAAAATCAACGAACAACTAACTTCTTTGATTTATTGAGGATCATGCCACATAAGCCTTGTTTTTATGAGTCTGAAATGATTGCACCCGGTCATTTACCCTTAGGGGATATTGACCTGGGCTTTTTTGTTGGTGGTGATAGAGAATTTGCCATTTTTGAGATGAAAAAGACTCTTCACAAAGGTTGTTCTTCAAAAAATCGTCGCCAAGTCGAAGCTATGGTGAGACATTTATCTTTTTACAATAGGGATGCCATTTTTCATGGTTTTCTAGTACGGGGTACAAAGATTCACCATGTTGCTTCTTCTGGTGAGCCGTGTAAGAAAGTATGTAAGACGGAATTGTTCCTTCGCTGCTATTCTGGTGTGATATTATAATAGTTACTTTCACGGCTCTGACCTGGCGAGGTCATTAAATATACGCTTCTAGACCTGACGAGGTCTCTAAAAATACGTTTTCCCTTGGCATTAGGTGTATAATGCCGCTCCACCCCACTGATTACGATAGAGTAAAAATGATTTGTCTGTGTTAATTTTAGCTCTAGCGCTTTGGGGTGTGTGTATATTATTGCATATAAACAGACGTCCTTTGGAGAGTGAGTCGCTCCATAGGTACTAATACGAACTTACTTTAAATGATAAAAACATAAATATAACTATGGCAGAAGGATATATTAAAGAGCAAAATGTTTCTTTTAACGATCAATCTGCAGGATACAAGTATGAACTTACTTCAAATATTGATAGTACTCGTACTAATACTGACGCTAATGATGTAGATTTAGGCAACTTTTTTGAAAGGCCCTTGAAAATAGCGTCCTATGAATGGTCTACAACTATTACTCTGTTTGAAGCTTTTAATCCTTGGACTTTATTTTTAGAGAATCCAAGAGTTGCTAACAGAATCAGTAATTATAAACTACTAAAAGGTAAATTGCACGTAAAATTCATGGTAAATGGCAATGCGTTTTACTATGGTAGATTACTAGCCAGTTATCAACCTAGACATTTGTCGGATGATCTTACTGTTAATAGAGCCTTAGTTTCTGCTGATAATGTAGAAGCCAGTCAGAGACCGCATATTTTTATTGATCCATGCACTAACCAAGCTGGAGAGATTACATGTCCTTTTTTGTGTGACACGGATGCCCTAAATATTCCTAAAGGAGACTGGAGGAAAATGGGAGAAATGTCACTCCGTGAACTAACTCAATTAAGACATGCTAACGGGGCCACGGAACCAATTACTATTACTGTGATGGCTTGGATGTCCGAGGTTACTTTGTCTGCTCCAACTGCTGCCAATTCTGCTGGGCTCACCGCCCAGTTTGGTTTTGAGTTTCAAAGTGGAAAAAGCAAAAAGAGTAGGCTTAATAAAACCACAAACATGCAAAACAAGAATGATAGCAAAATGGCGAAACAAGATGAGTATGGTACGGGCCCGGTTTCAGGCCCTGCTGCTACGGTCGCAAGAATTGCTGGTATGCTTAAAGATGCACCTGTTATTGGTCCTTACGCCAAAGCGACTCAAATTGCTGCTGGCGGTATCTCAAATATTGCTAAATTGTTTGGCTATTCTCGACCTCCTACTTTAGCTCCAGAAGTCAAAGTTCAAGAGAGACCTCTTGCTGGATTATCCTTGACCAATATTCCTGATGAAACAGAGAAATTATCTTTTGACGCTAAACAGGAGTTAACTGTCGATGGATCTGTAGTGGGACTTGATAACACCGACGAGATGACTATTCAAAGTATTGCTACACGTGAGTCTTTTTTGACTTCTACTACTTGGCAAACTACAGATCTGGTAGATCAAATTCTTTTTAGTTCTGCAGTTACTCCATGTCAAAAATTGCAATATGGTACTACACCTATTGAATACCATCAGACTGCATGTTCGTTTGCATCTGTTCCTTTCAAATATTGGAGGGGTACTATGAAGTATCGATTCCAAATTGTGTCTAGCGCCTATCATAAAGGTAGAATCAAAATACAATGGGATCCTGTAGTATATCAATCTCAGGAAACCAATGTTCAGTATACACAAATAGTTGATATATCTGATGAGAAGGATTTTACTATGGAAATAGGTTGGGGTAGCGAATATGGTTGGTTAGATTGTGTTGGTTATAAAACAGCTGCACATACTACTAGAATACCTTACCCTACTTCAAGTTCAAATACTTTTGCAAACGGAGTTCTTACGGTTTCCGTTTTGAACACATTAACTTCACCAAGTTTGTCAGCAGGCGATACTGTTGCACTTAATGTATTTGTTTCTGCAGGTGATGATATAGAATTTGCTGTTCCCCACACAAGATATCTCACCACGCATTCTTATTTCCCGCAAGTTGGTTTCGAATTACAATCTGGTATGGAAGAAACTAGTGTTGTGCAACAAGATAAGGATTGTACAAATGAGCCATCAAAACCAACTGATCAACAAGTTATGACCACATTCGCAATAGCACCTGATGTCACTGACTATAATGCAGATGTATATCATGGTGAATCCGTGCGATCTTTTCGTCAATTATTGAAAAGATATAATTTCGTTGGTTCAATTGGACTTAAGGCTGATAATTTGACTTATGCCAATCTTTTTATTATGAAACACTATCCTCCTCTTCCTAATCAAGATAATAATCAATATTGGGATAATTTGACTGCTACCCCTTTCGGTAAGAATGTTAATTCCACTAGTTTGTTATCTTATCTTTATCCAGCTTTTGTGGCTATGAGAGGGGGTACCAGATGGCGTGTTATTTTACATGCTGCTAGGGACACATATTCTCAAGGGAATTTGAGTATTTCATTATTACCTGATGCCACTTCGTGTGGCCCTCAACCTCCCATACTCGTCGATTTATTGACGCGTCAATCTTGGGTTGATGGAAAGATTAACTTCGGGTTTAGAGTCGTGGGCAGGTCAGTCAGTACAGGTTAGTAAACATAACAATGTTGCATATGCAGAAATTCCTTACCAAACTTCTAGGAGATTTCTTCATGCTCGTGACATTTCCAGAAATGTACGGGATGCAGATCGTCCAGTACTTATTAATTATGTTGGTGCAACTTCAAATGCCGGTGGTGCAGTTCTATTGGCTTATGTATCCACAGCGGAGGATTTTTCATTACATATGTATCTTTCACCACC